TCAACGAGGGCAAACATGATTTCGGCGCAGTGTGGTGATTACAGAAATGACAACGCCGACAATTTCTAAACCGTCGGCGTCATAAATTTTTATAGGGGGATAAGCGGGATTTTCGGCCATTAATTGCGCGACCGGGTGAGTCACCAGTCTTTTAACGGTGAACTCCCCAGCGATGTTCGCGACAACAATGTCGCCGTGCTGGGGGTGAATGCTGAAATCAACCAATAGGTAGGAACCATCGGTGATCCCGGCGTTAATCATTGAATCGCCCGACACGCGGAGCGTATATGTCGAGGAGGGATGCGGGATAAGTTGAGAAATCAGATCGATGCCTGACTCTATATAATCGGCCGCCGGACTGGGGAACCCGGCGGATATTGTGTCCCCGTAAACAGGGATATGCACCGGAGTTTCCGGGAAAATAAGGCGCTGCAGTTGCATATTATTACCTCCTTTGTAAAATACTGTGTATATATACAGTAGATTGAGGCAATGCCTAATGCAATACGGTGCGCCCTATTGATTTTGCTCTGCGGTCGGGTTAATCAGCTGCTGAACCAGTAATTTCAGGGCATCCAGCTCGTCATGAAGTTTTTTATTGTCCTCTCTGATCGCTTCATTTTCATCCATAATAGCCAGAATTGCTTCGTGGTGCAGCGCGGCGGCCACGCCTGCCGTGTCAGGGCAACGCACGTCCTTAACCTCACTCCCGTCAGCCATAACAAGTGGCATCCCGCTAATGGTCACAGCATCGGGGAAGACGCGCTCAACATCCTGCGCGATGAAGCCAATACCAAAATTGCCGCTATCCTTACGCACCCATGTACAGCCCTTTAGAGCAAGCATTTTGCCGAGAGGGTCATCAATCCGGGTAATCTTATCCTTGATGCGCTCGTCCGAGGCGTTAACCCAGGAGCCGGATGCCGCGACGGCATTACCGTTGCGGTTAAACTGCCATACAGCCGTTTGCGCGCCGGTCTCCGACACATGGCCAATTTGATATACCTGGTCCTGGTTAGTGATGAATAACCCGGTATAGAATGCCCCCGCGGCGACTCCTCCATAAAAATAGCGGTGGCACAGATGCGGTGAAAATGTTCCGCTATTTGTGATGTTTGCGTTAAATGAAATCGGGTATCGATTCCAGCTACCGAATACATCACTAAATGCGGCAAACGGTGTATCGTCGAACTGAATGCCGATGTTGCCCCCACCTGCGGTGAAACGGTAACGGGAGGTTAACGCCGACGCGCCAGCCAGCGGCAGGCCTCCCAGGTTCTTCAGCCCCTCCGAAGCTGTCGTCGCCGCCGTGCCACCGGATGCAATGGGGACTGCCCCGTTCGTCCCTTTCTGAGCCAGTGATTTTTGGGCAGGCACAGTAACCGATGTGCCATTAATGGTGATCGTGACATTCCCGGTACCGGTCATCACATCAGCAAAACCGCTCATGTACCGCTGATACATACCGAACGTCTCGGCAATGTCCTGTGCGAGCCCGTCCACGCTCAGGCTGTCGCTCAGAAGAATGGCGTAGCGCGTGCCTACAGGTATCGCCGGATTGACCGCAGGTGTAACGGCCAGCTGCGTGGCGCTGTTGACCGCAGTGATCTGACATACCTGCGGTGGACTGGTCATAGCAATGACGGTACATCCGTTTCGGATCAGGCTACCCGCTGCTGCGAAATTGGTGCCTGTGCCGGTGAGCGTGTTGCCGCTGCCGGCGATCGTGCCAGTGGTGTAAATCATGTTTTCTCCGGGCAATAAAAAACCCGCTCGCGGCGGGTTCTGTGTGGAATACAGGTAGCTGTCAGTCGTAGTTAGCGACATTCAGCGCGTAAACGCTGTTTTTCATATTGTGATATACGAGATTCGATACGCCGCTTCCGGCGCTGCCTCCGGTCAGTGCCTGCCCTATCTGCGTGGTGCCGCCATTAAAAACAGCAGAAAAGAAATACTGTGAGGACCAGGGCCGCGTTCCGCCATCGGTAATAACACCCGTGGCCATGCCGGACATGGCCGGAACTATGCCATATTTACCCGCCAGGGTGGTTTTAATCGAGAAGCCCGCGCTGTCGCTGCCGTTTGTGCCGATCGCCTGAACATCCGTTAATACCCTGGTTTCGTTTGTCAGAATGCAGGTGCCCTGTTCATCCCAGATAGCTATCCCCCATGACGGCAGCGATTGTGCAAATATCGTGAAAAAATACACGAATGCTGTTCCGTTTCCGGCGGCATTTTGGAATGTCACGGTGCAGGTGTTCCCGCTGACGGTATAGCTGGTCGTGCAGCTGACCGTTGTGTACACAAACGGGATCACCGGGCGACCTGATGGAAATGTCTCTGATATCACTGTCGATGCGCCACCGGCAAAAACAGAAGCCTGCTTCCTGCTGTACATCGCCAGCGGTATCGACTGCGGGGTGATAAACGGCGCGCCGTTCTCAGTTACCAGTAGTGCTCCCCAGTCCATTAAGCGGCCCTCAGGTAAGCAATAACGAACCCGTTAATCGCCGGATAGGTATTTGGTCCAAAGTCTGTTTCCGCCGCTGCACCCAGGGTGATTGTGCCCCCGAACACTGTTATGGTGCGGCGAGCCCTGGTGTAGCTGTCGCTGGCGGTTATCTGCAAAAATTCCATACGAAAACCTGCCGGAACAACATAGCTTGCCGCACCTGACTGCTGCCCGGCTGCCACTGCGAAAAATCCCAGCACGCTGATCGGCACCAGACCGTAGTTATTCGGGTTGCCGTTGGCATCCCACGTCTGGATCCCCCACGCCATCAGAATACCCCCGTAAGTTTTCCGATCTGCACCCGGAGACGGTTAGCGTCTTTGATGCTGATCGTAGTGTTGGTTTGTTTCATCGCGCCGGTCCCGTCACTTCCGTAGTTCTCGAAGGTTCCGTTTTTATCCAGCCGCCAGCCAACAGAGCCGGGTACATAGTTATTCGACTGGATAAATGCGCCGATTTTGGCATTAGTGATCGTGCCGTCCTGAATATACGAATCACGAATAAACACCTGCCCGTTTTGAATGACAAACGGCAGCGTTACCGTGCTGCCTGCATAGCTCATCACCGCGAACCGGTCGGCAAGGAAAACAACCTGGCTCTGCATACCTGCAGGTGTGTTCTGGACGCCCAGACCCATCCCGGCGGCATATTGCACCCCGTTAACATCTGCGCCCACCTTGATACTGTACATCGCGTTCAGGCTGCCGTTGAGGTTTGCGACCGCCTGGGCGTTCGTCGTCACTGCCGAACTCACGCCCCCAATTGTGGCTGTCAGGGAGGTGATCTGCGATGCCGTGGACTGCCGGTAATCAGCTACTGTCTGGCTGACGCTGTTTATCGAGGCGACTGCGCCATCAACACGGGAGGACATCTGCAACAGCGATTGCGCTGACGCTTCCCGGTCACTGGCTGCAACCGTATCGATCCGGTCAATCTGGGCGGTGTTGGCGGCGTTCACCGCTGTCAGGGTCCGTCGGGCGCTGACCTGCGCCAGTGTGTTCTGAATCAGAGCGATCGCCGTATTTTGCACGCTACCGCTGGCCTCAGATGTCTTGCCCTGAATCTCATCGAACCGGGAGGCCGTGGCGCTGCCCAGCGTCGTGACCACCTGATCAAGCTCGGTGATCGCTGCCGTATTTTGCTCCACCTGCTCAGCCGCCGCGTCAGCGTTGCCAACGGCTGCATCGGCTTTCTCAGAAGCGGTTTTAGTAGCCGCCGTCAGCTGGTTAACCGCCGTCGCCCGCGCTTCCGTTTCACTGGCCAGTGCCTGGCGCACTTCGGTAATGCCCGCCGCGTTCTCCTCCGTTGACGCCTCAAGGCGGGTAACGTCGGTAACCCGCGCCTCGGTCTCTGTAGCAATCACCTGACGCAACTGCTCAAACTGAGCCGAGTTTTCACCCTGCTGGGCAGACTGCCGGAACGTCACCTCGGCGATAGCCAGCGCATTCTGGATAACGCCCTCGGCGGTCTCCCTGGTTGCGCCAACAGCCGCTGCCAGCTGGTCGGCATTTTCGGCTATCGTGGCGGCCATGCCCGCAACGGTCTGGCTCGTCTCCACGGCGTTCTCGATCAGGTCTTTGAAAAGCTCGGTGTCCTTAATCTGATCCAGGATAGCGTCGGTGATATCAGAGACGTCAATGCTCGCCTGCCCGCGTACCCAGTCGGTCCAGCCTGACTGGTTACCAATACGATCCACTAGTCGCGCCCGGTACCAGAACTCCTGCCCGGCCCTGAGCCCCATCTGCTGATAGAGCTGCTGCGGATAAGGTACTGCGGCGAGCAGCACAGGCTTTTCGCCGTCAGCGGTCACGCTGTACTGAATCTCGGTGCTCAGCGTGTCGCCGCTGTCTGCCGGAAATGCCCAGGTAATGTTAATGCCGAAAACGACATTATCCGTGGCAGCCAGGCCGACTGGCTTCGGCACATCGCCTGTGCGCCCGGAGAGGTGGGTTAGCGTCGAGATAGCCCACAGGCTGGATGCACCACCGGAGTTGATCGCCCGAACGCGCACCAGGTAATCACCCGCGAATATGCCCGGTACCTCGATGCTTCTCAGCCCTGTTTCCGGGGTGTTGATCCACTCGTTGTCCCCGCGCTTCCACTGCGCCTGGTAGGCAACCACATCTGCCTGAGGTTTGCCGTTCTTATCCAGAGGTGCATCCCACGTCGCCACCAGTGTGGCCACTCGCTGCCCCTGGCGAACGGCATCATAGCCAGAAATAGTGACGTTACCTGGTTGCGCCACCAGCCCAGTGGGGATAAGGCTGATCGGCGGAATGTCCAGCCGCGCATTATTATCCACGGCATCGTATTTCGAGGTGTTGTATTCAGCGCCGGTAATGGTAAAGGTATTTTCCTCGTCGTTATACCTGAGGTTAGTCACCCGGAAATATTGCAGGCGCAGTTGCCCGGCATCGATAACAAAGACCGCATCCGGCGCAGGCATCGCGACAAACGGCGTGGCCACAATCAGTTGATTGCCGTTTACCGCCTGAATGATGCGACTCTCCACGGTACCGCCCTGCGTGCGGATCATCAGCGTATCACCGGGTACCGCGCTGGTGCCCCGGTCAGTGGTGACCGCCCGGATAGATGCGTCATAATCCGTTATGCGCCCGCCGTATACCCGGCCTGAAACGCGTTCATCTGCAAAGGCAAACACGGTACCGGGCATAAAGGCAACGCCGTCCAGCCCCGTCTGAACAGTGATGATGCGGTCAAGATAGTTGGAATACACCGCCCAGCCACCGCGCCGTTGCGCCTCGCTCTCGCGGGTACAGCCGATGGCCGTTATCTGCGTCTGCTTAAACTTGAACTGCTTCACCAGGTCAGGAAACATCACCGCCGTGGTGCGGTCCTGATAGTGGTTATCCGGATCGCTGAAGTTAATCAGCGCGCTGGAATAACGGTTCTTCTCGCTGCCACTGGAGTACGTGGGTTTATCCACCACCGAGGCGCGAGTGAGGATCTGCAACTTCGAAGTATCGACTGGCATATCGGAGACAACGTTGAACATGTTATTGCCCCAGAACGTCATGCCATTGAAGCCTGCAGCGATATCTTTGATCACCTGCCAGGCATCGGCCTGCGACTGGATGTAGATGTCGAACATGAAGCGCGGCTCTTTGCCGCTGCCCCCTTTGCCGTCAGGTACCTGCTGATCGCAGCGCTGCGCGATGCGGTAAAGCTCCCACTTATCCAGCATGTCCGGCGTTACGCGACGCCCCAGCGCAAAGCGGGGCTCGGTGAGGACATCAAACCAGATCCACGCCGGGTTATTCGACCATCCCCACTTAAACGTGCCATCCCAGGTGCCGCTATAGGTTCGTGCGACCGGGTCATAGTTAGAGGGGATGCGGATAATGCGGCCTTTAGGCCTGCAGGAAATTTTCGGGATGCTGTTGAACGATTTAGCGTTAAAGCTCACGTACAGCAGCGCAGTGTGCGGATAGCGCAGGCGGGCGTCGATCACCTCGGTAATGGCCTGCACCTGCGTCTTGTTCTGCAGCAGCTGGCTGGTGCTGTCGGCGATGTCGCGCACGACGCGGATCTGCCAGCCGGTATTTGCTTTTGGCAGGTTAATGCGATGCGTTAGCTCATACAGGGAGCTGAGCTTTTCGGTCACCGTCTTGGTCATGACCGTTTCATAAGAGCCACCGTCAGTGGCCACATCGATGTGGTACGTGACAGAGGTGCCGACAATATCGCCGTCGTTTTCCTGCTGCTGCAGGCCGGATATACCGATCCGGACCAGCACGGCATCAATTTGCGTATTGCTTAATGCGCGCGTCCAGGGTGTCGCGTTCGTCAGTGATACGCCAATGGTGGTTTCGTTCTCCACCGCAGGGAAACCGGGGATAGGATCCTGCGTCTGGGTACCCGGGCGGAAGTCCCAGGAGACATTTTCGAAGTTCATGCTCCCATCAGCATTGCCCAGCGGCGTGCCATCCAGGTAAATGCGTGTGGCGTCCAGGCCACCAGCGAACTCTCCCTCACCCAGCGCCAGCAGCATGCGACAACGCGCCATCGACTGGGCGCTGTCAGGCTGTTCTACAGGCGTGTGCTGCTTTTGTTTGCCACCCTTCGCACCAGTGATCGTTGCCATATTGCGTCCATAAAAAAAGCACCTACATGGGTGCCTGTTGCAGAAAGAAAGATCGGTTAAATGTCTTCGGCGACGATGCCTGCGCTGATGATCGCTCCGCCAATCTCACGCTCTCCGTAAAGGACCGGCACCGGGTTACCCATGGCGATAGTGTTCACAGCGCCGCCAAAGGCGTATGAGGGCTTGTTGTCAGGATCCTCACGGCTTTGAAGACCTTTTGGTTGAGGTGAAAGCATTTGATAGATTCCACCAGCCATCATGCCGACACCTCCGGCTGCCAGCCCTGCACCAAAAGTCGCCAAAGTTCCTTCGCTAAGAGTGGCTATTGCTATCCCGGCAACCACCATTACCGCGCCGAGAATCGTCTGGAATATTCCGGCCTTCTTTGCTCCCTCCATTACTGGCGCAATGCGGATATCATTATTACCGCCAAGGTTCTGATAGTCCTCTACCCCAATGTTGCGCTTACCCCGAAATACGGCGAAGACCATGCCATTTTTCTTGGCGTTCATGAGATAGCTTTCGAATCCATCAAAGTTAACGCACAGGGCTTTTACCGCTTCAGCTGAGGTCTGGACCGCCAGACGATGAACGCGGCCAAACCGCGCGCCGAGAGCGCCATACAGGCGAATAGTGATTAAACGCTCCATGGTTTGATTTCCTTCGGTAAGTTTTTATGGCGGACGCATATCATCGTCCGATCTTTAAAATAACCACGTACGTAAGGCGTGGTGCATGATGGGTGTCCGTAAAGGTGGTGAAGTAATTCGCCGTCTTCGGTAATGATCCCGGCATGGTTCCACTTATCAGACTGCACCTGCATGATGACCATGCAGCCAGGCTCCGGGTCACACTCAACGAATCCCTCTTTCTCCCAGTTGTCGAAATAGAGGTTGTCCGTGTACTGGCTTTCCCACCAGGGGTAATCCACGCGGAAGTCACTGAGCGTAACGCCCTGCGTGGCGTGCCAGTCCATTATCAGGCCCCAGCAGTCATACGAACCCAGGATGAAGGGACGACCAATCAGCGGTATCGCTTCGGGCGTTATCTCGGCGTACTCGTCGCTGTCAGGCGCATAGATGCCCCACACCACGCCAGAGTTATTGCACTG